GTTCCCATGTAGAAGCATTCTGCGACTTAAAGAGAGATCCTAAGTAAGGCTGGTTAGAAATAAATGTATCTGTAAGTAGATCAGTTTCACCAATTCTGGAGATATAAACACTATATTTGGTGGAGTTAGATGCTAGTGCTATAGCATATTCAGTGTTTCCACCTTCAAGGTAAACTGGTGCTTTAAATTCAACAGTTGTTGCAACAGAACCATCTGCAGAAACTACAACGTCTGCTGGATCTAATACAATTTCGGAGAATGGAAGAATATGTTGTGTTGGGAATCCATTCTTCATAGACCTTAACTGGAATACGCAAGGTATATCCATATCATCTTTTGATCTAAAGAAGATATCACATTTAGTTACAAATACTCCGCCAGGATCTTCAACTAAGAATGATTGTGCTAGAGGGTCATACCATCCAGTATTTGCTTGGTTACTATTTTGTCCAACAACATTACTACCAACAACTTCTGTTCCGAGATCAGTATGGACTATTTGTTCCTGGAATTCATGTCTTTGCTCAATTCTTGCATTTCTAATAGAAAGGATATTTTCCTGAACAGTTTCTAAAGTTCCTGCAGCAGTATA